CTACATTCTTCCCTTCCTTTCTTGCTGTGTTAATTAGTAATACAGCTTCGTCATAATGCTCAGGTTCAAACTCTATTTGTATTGCTCTCTTTACTCCTGCTTCTTTATCTTCTAATGTTGAGCCCAAGTCTAAGTCTTCCAATACAGAATAGTCTACTGCTGCTTCAGGCTGCCAAACATCCATTCCCCATTCTCCTAGCTTTTCATTGTTCCATTCGTTTCCTAGTATATCCCAATCCCATTCACCGAACCCTACATTATCCTTTACAATAAATTCTTCCTTTTGTTCTTCTGTCAATCCTTTAGCTATTTTAACAGGTACTTCTTTTAGTCCTGCTGCTACACAGGCTTTGTATCTCATATTACCACCTAAGATAACATTGTTCTCGTCAAGTATTATCGGTCTTAGTTCTAACATCTCAGGAAAGTCCTGTATTGACTTTACAAGTTTCTTAAATTTAGCTTCCTTGATTATTCTAGGATTGCTTTCATTTGGTTTTAATTCGTTGATTTTTAGTTTCATAGTATATAATAGAATTTATTGTTATTTATTTTAATCAAAGGATTCATTGATTCCTCTTTCGCCTATTAGCTTTTCCTTTGCTCCTGCCCATAAGTTATCTCTATTCTTACTAAGGCTTGGTTCAGTTCTTTGAAGTGTTGGGATTCCTTCTGTTGGTATGCTATCCATCCATAAACCGCACTCGCATTGAGCTTCCTTTGTTACCCATTCACCATCTCTATGCACTATTGTAGCTTTAGATAGTTCTCTAGTCTTTCCACATTCGCAAGTGTATAGTGTCATCTCTTTAGTTTATCAAGTTCAAACTCTAAATGGTTTATTGCTTTCTGTATGCACTCAATCGGACTTGCGTGTTTTCTCTCAGCTCTCAATAGATAAGTTACTGCCGTTCCTACATTGTAAGATAAATCAAAATCCTCAATCACTTTTCTAGCTTCAATTTTATATCGTTTGCCAATATAATAACTTGGTATTCTATTGCCTTTCATTTAGTCTGTCGTTTTCTAGTCCTCCTGTTCTTGTTTCTACTTTATCCATATTCCAAAGGAACTTTTCTTTAGTTCTGTTTTTTATTCTTGATTCTATAATGCTCATAAGAATAACTATGCAGAAAAAGATTGATGTCAATATTCCTAGTATTGTAAATATTATCATTTTGTTAAAAGTTTTAAAAGTTGACTGCTTGTATAAATCCTATCTTCGCCATCATAGTTTTCATATATGCAGGTAAAGTTGTCGTCTTTCCAAGTCCACAAAGCTCTGACATTCTTTTTGATATTGTCTTTCAATATCCATTTAATTGTTTTGTATGTTCTTTCCATATTTATTGTTTTATGTTTTTTAATATATGTGATATTACATCTACTGTCCAACCATTACCTATCATCTTAAACCTTTGAGTATCACTTACCCCACTTGTGTAATTATCGGGGACTGTCTGCAACCTTTCACATTCAATAGGTGTTAATTTTCTGAATCCATCTACTTCTTTTATTACAGGATAATGCTGACTTTGCATTCCTTTGTAATGCCTTGCAACTATGGGAGCACATTTTTCAACCTCAACACCCTTACATTTATATCCTGCTTTACCTGCTCTTTTTAAATTTTCAAGGTTTAATCTATTTAATACTGTTTCAGAATAATAGTATTTTTTATCAACACCTTCTTCAAGTATATCAGCAAATTTTACATCATTTCCAATAATTTCAGTCTGTGAAATGTTTGTCCAATAATATCTGTTTCTATGCTGTGCCGATAATAATTTAGAATTTATATGCAATGGCTCAACACCTAATAATTCGCTTATGCTATTCCTAACATCATTACTCATACTGCCAACATTTTCAAGCATAAAGTATTTAGGTTTGGTTTCTTTAAGTAACCTAACGAACTCAAAAAATAACTTACTTCTTTCATCTTCAAAATTTAACTTATTACCTGAAATAGAAAACCCCTGACAAGGAGAACCACCTATTAATAAATCAATCTTTTTATCTCCGAAATAATCCCCTTTTATTTTTGTTACATCTCCTATATGTATAGTGTTTGGGTAGTTCATTTGTGCTACTTTGATAGCATATTTATCTATCTCAGAAGCATAGTAACTATCATACTCAATTCCTAATTTGTTAAGAGCAATTTGTCCGCAAGACATTCCATCAAATAAACTTAATACATTCATTTCTTTATTATTTTTAGTTGTATTGGGGAGGTAACCACACCCCCCCTCTACTACTCAGTTCTGAAAAATTAAAAGCTTTTAGGTCTTACCCTTTATTGATTAATTGATTCCTGAGTATTCTTTATATATCTTTTTTATTCCATCAAAGCAAGCTGCTATACAACTTCCACAATTAGTTCCTGTTGAGTAGTTCGTATTGTATAAAGTGTTGTATATCTCAATCATAGATTTTTTTGCTCTTTGATCTTTAGCTCTCCCTGTTTTTAAGTCAGGCCATAAAGCAATAATCTCTGCTATTATTTCTTTAGGTATATCTGTTCTAACTTCTACCTCTGTAGTTTTACTCCAATACTTCTGAGGACATTCTTGTGTTGCTATCCTTGCTTTCACTTTCATAAAACATAAGCACCTCTTACATTGTCCTGAAGGCTTGAAGTAATATACACAAGACTTACAGATAGCTATTCTAACTTCATATATATCTTTAGGTACGAAAAATTTATTCACTTAGCTTATATTTTAATTGTACTCTTACTTTGTCTATCGTTGTGAACAGGCTGTTTCTACTTATTCCTGTCTTACTTGCTAAACTGTCAAGCGTGTTGCCTTCATAGTAGTAAAGTTCAAATACTTTCTTATCATACCAAGTAAAGCCATCTAAAGCTACATCTATCTTTTCGAGGCTAGTCCATACATAGTCGTCAGATAATTCGTTAGGCAAATTGTAAAGATGTTTATTTACATATTGATTAGTTATATCCATATCATTATAAGTAACCTTGCTTGTAAAACTGTCTATATGGTCATAATACTTTTTGTACTTATAATAGTAATTACTTCTAGGACTTGTTAATGCTCGTCTTAATGCAACTGCTCCGTATCTTGTTACACCATCTATTCCATCTTTGTCGTATATAGCTTTGAGTGTTTCTTGATTCATACTTAGAAAGTAAAGCATTAGTTCCTGTACTGATTCATTGACTTCATTTTCATCAGTCGTAAGTCCAAAAGCCATAGTCCTAAACTTATCTGATAGCTTTGATATTTCTAAATATATCTCAGTCATTAAAATAGTTTATCTTGTTCTATTTTACTCTCATTAATTATTCCTAAAGCTGAATTTAAAATATGCAAACCCGTTTTAGGTTCAACACTATTTCTTAAAGTTAATGCTGCTTTATATCTTGGTATTGGTATTCCTAAATATTTTGATAGCTCTTCATTAGTGCTTCTTGTAACATCTATATTTTTAACATCTAAATGTTTAACTTTAAAATTACTCCAAAAAGGATGTCTGCCTATTATAAAACTAGGCTTTACTAAATAATCATAATATGGTATTACATTTTCAATAACATACTTACCTTTAAACCAAGACTGTAATAAAATAATTTGTTGATACAATGTAACATCTGTGTACTGTTTTGTGTTTTGACTATAACATAATTTACTATGTGTAGGACACGGAGGACTAGACCAAATAAAATCAAATTCTTTATAGTGTTCAAGAAGATAGTAGTGTGCATCTGTTATAATAACTTTATCATTTGGAAACTTACTTTTATAAATTCCTGCTATTTCAGAATTAATTTCAACAGCTGTGATTTCGTGTTCATCTCCCCATAAATGCCTATTACCTCCTATTCCTGCATATAAATTTAGTATCTTCATTCTTTAATTGGTTCTATCTTGTCAATCTTATCTACTGTACTCTGTACTAATTCATCAAGAACTAAACGATATGCTTTTACAACTGCTGAATTTCCTTTTGTTTCTACTCCTGCAAAGAAACCATTAGTTGCTACTGCTAAGTTAATTGGTATTATCATTAACCAATCCCAATAATTTTCTTCCTTTGTTCCTGCTCCGTAATTATTATGATATTCTATTATAATTTCTAAAACTTCTAAATAATTATTGTATCTACTTTTTGTACTAACTTCTTTTGCAAACTCTTTACACATTGAAATATAAGTTGCTATAATTACTCTATGTTCATTATTTGCGTAGATGGGCTCTATCATACGCCAAAGATAATCAATTTGTTACTCTATTCCTTTTTCTTCTTTTAAGTTTTCAACACG